TCGTGGCTTTACCACTGCCCCTGAAATTGCTCCTCCCATTGGTCGCATTGTTGACAGGGATTCGGGCACGTTTGGCGTGGAAACGTTTGACTATGGTGATGTAGAAATTGCCGCTGAAGTGGGCTGGACTAATTACAAGCGCGTTGCTGATGGCATCGTTTCGCTTTATCAACGCACTGGCCTTTTCCATGGTTATTCATTTAATTCGTGGAGCGATATGGTTATTTACGACGAAGCATTCCTGCGTGATTGGTTAGAATCTTCTCAGACGAGCCTCTATTACAGCCTGCAAGTCCTGCCTGATACTCAGCGTAAGGACGATGCATATGCTGCATTGGACGACGATTTTAAGAGCATGTTTGGCTTAGACGAAGAGTCTGAAGCTGACGGATCTTCTGCGTCTTGCAATTTAGAGGCTGGATTTTGCGCTGCCTGCGCTGAATGAAAAAAGAAGGGGGCCTAGAGCCCCCTTTCTCCTCACACACCTGCACGATACTACGACCATGAACGCTGTCAAGAGCCCCTATCTGTCCATGATTTCTAAGAAGCGCCCCTGGCAGGCCGTGCCTGTTAGCAAGGGAAAGCTTAAGGAAGGTGGCGAGGACACGATTTACAATCTGCTGGCTCTGCGTCATCTGGAACTGCCTGTGAAGGACTTTCTACAGCAGGGACTAGAGCGCGACCTTCCTGCCACTCCTGGCGTGGTTGAAGCCCTGCGTCATAACCAGGACGATGAGCAACGCCACGACGAGGCATTGAACTACGTGACGGCTGCCCATGGCACCAATGAGAAGGCCGAGAAGGAAGTGGCGAACATCCTTAAGGCATGGCAAGAGCATCCTGCCCATCCCATTTTGAAAGCAGCCATTCTTGAGCGGAGTATTTTCTTTGTTGCATTGCCGTTTTTCCGTTTCAATGGTGACATTGGCATTCGTACTGTGGCGGCTGATATTAGCCGGGATGAAATTACGCACGTAGGCGTGCATAGCCTTGTTGCTCGCGAGCTTGGCGAAACCGCTGGTCAGAGCTTGAACAAACTGCGTCGGGCCACTGCATTGTGGGCTTTTGATGCGCTGCAAGCCAGTAATGACAAATGGCTGAACAAGGATTTCTGGCTGCGTCAGAGTGATAGCTTGTTCGAGAAGGGAAAAGCCGAAGAGCTAAATGATACGGCTCGCAGCAGAATGCCCAGTTTTTTCGAGGCTGCCAACAATGACCTGCCCCAGTACGGACGGGCATGATATAGTTAGTGGGTTCCCGCTCTGCTTTTGCATCGGGCCGATAGAGTCCAAGCCTCTGTTCGTCCTTGAGGCGCTTTATGCTTGGACCATCCACTCCCCTCCATGCTTAGCTCCTAGACGGAGACCATTTTGTTGGCGCCAACAATATGGTTTTTAGGGATGACGCACAAACAGGAGGGGCCCTGACGGTTAAGTGTTGTGGTACACGTTGGGCAGATGGCCCAGAATGCTAGGTTCGATTCCTAGGGCTGTCCTATGATGAGCTTTCTTCTCCATTGAACCATGGCACGGTTTCGCATCGTACAAAAGCCTTCAGTATTAGATCCACGGAGGCCCATGTATGAAGTGCAGGAAAAAGAGCTTTGGTGGTGGAATTTTCGCAACGTGTTTCACGATTTAAATGAAGCTGAAGAGTGGACCATTAAAATAATCGAAAATATGGAGCGGCCATTTGTAAAAACTGGCGTGGTAGGTGAATATAAATAATGAGTGCTTTCGTCACGAGCGACACTCACTTCGGTCACGCGAAGATGATTGATTTTGCTCGCCCCGATGGCGAGCCATTGCGTCCATTTGCATCGTGTGAAGAAATGGACGAAACTATTATTGAACGATGGAACAAAAAAGTAGGAAAACGTGATACTGTCTACCATCTTGGCGATGTGGTTATTCCTCGTGCATCGTTAAAGCTTCTTTCTCGGCTCAATGGAAGGAAAATTCTCATTCGCGGCAATCATGATCAAGGCGCATTAAAAGACTATTTGCCATATTTTGAAGACGTGAGGGGAGCATTTTTTCATCCTTGTGACAGCACTTTTCCTGGCGGTTTAATCTTCACGCATATTCCTGTACATCCATCGTGTTTGTCTGGGCATTACGCGGGCAATGTACATGGTCATTTGCATTGCCATCGTATTTTGGATGACAATGGGCAAATTGATAAGCGCTATTTCAACTGTTGTCTAGAAGTGAATGACTTTGCTCCAGTAGCATTTGAAAGGGTGAAGGATTATTTCCGTGACTCAAGAAAGACGCACGTTTAACACGCCCCTGCGTGAACCGCTCAACCCAATCATTTATCAATCATTGAGAGCCATTGATTGGCACAATGCTCAATTTTTCCGTACCATGGACCATTGGCATCTTGAAAAAGCTGCCATCATTAGACAGTATGTAACAGAACTAAAGGCTTGGATTTATGGGCAGGAAGAAGCTATGGAGGGTGTGGGCAAAGGCTCTGGGGAACAAGGAGAGTAATTGTGACAAGGAAGCAGATACAGTGGCAATTGTCCGCACTTTTATTTTTGCTTCTTATCTCATCACCAATTGCTTCATCATTGCCAATGCGATTGTCCACTGGCCAAAAGAAAAGCCCGCCGTAGCGGGCTCTTGTCTTCAGCAATAAGCTTCAGAACCAAGGCATTGGTTAAAACCAATGAGGCTTAGGCACGTAGGCAACGCCGCGATAAACGAGCGAAGCCATTTGAGCTTCACGCAGACGAGCGGCTTTCTCAAGCTGCTGCTTGATTAGGGCAAGAGGGTTCATGATGGTTCCCGATGATGCTGCCCCCGTTCCGTGGCAGCGAGCATGCGCCCCATCGCTGGGGTGAACGTATCTTCAGCTTAGCATGATGCCCCTGACCAGATTCGAACTGGTACTCCTCTGGGCTTAAACCAGATGCCTGCTGCCAATTGGGCTACAGGGGCGTGAGGAGCAAAGGTGCTGAGAGCGGGGCTTCAATCCGCCTTTGCACAGCGTTTAACCATGGGTCGGCCCATGGCCTTGGCTCCATTTTGTGGCAACGAACAGCATCCCCCGATACTGTTCTTTTAAAACGCTGGCCAGCGTGCTTCGCGAAAGCTTTGAAATCATAACACGACGATGGTCAGGCGTCATATTCTCTTAAGCTTTCACTGCCGTCATGGTCTGGCATGTAGTCATCAGTAGTAGCCTCCGCCTCCCAAGAGCGTTCAAGCTGCTCCTCTTCCTTCAGTCGCTTGGCATGGGCCTTGAGCTTCGGGAGTAATGTGGGGATGTATAGATGCTCGGCAGCAAGAAGCTGGAGAGAAGTTTGCTTGCTAGTGGGAGCGTTTTCTAATAGTGCTACGAGGAATTTGGTTTCCTGCATAGTTAATTTACAATAAGTCACTTCATGACAGAACTATTGTTTGAAAATCATACTAGGAGATTAGGCTTTCGATCCAGCCAATGTCATCATCTTTACTCGCGGCAAGAATGGCACCAGCCATTGCAAATGCCAAGTCGTCAATACCAGTGGCTTTGCCACCAGTTACACTCCATTGCCCACTTGGTTTATAGACCACCGTTAAGTTCTTAAGCTGCATAATTGCCTTCTCGTGACGATAAATATTGATTTGTCCTGCATTGAAAAGTTCTCGCATTTTGCTGAAAGCTTTCATTTTTGAACTAACTGTCCAAGTGAGTTCTGTGATGGGCAAATCACTAGCCAAGCTTTGAATGGTGCCAGCACTATTGAACTGGTCCATCACAATCGTGTCGAAAACGTATAGGCGATGCTGTTCTTTAATCCAATCTTCCACTGCATTGATATTCACTTCCTTTCTTCCATTGATTTCAAAATCAGCTACGAACGAATGGAACTTATCCACGACGAGAGTGCCGTTTTCGTAGTGAACAATACAAGCAGTGTAATCGTCGCGGCCAACGCCACCACGGGCGGGGTCAAGGGCAAGGACGTAAGCTCCTTGGAATTCAGGGCGTGGTGGTAGTGCTGCACGGCGATCATCAATACAAGCATCAATCACATCGCTATTGACTAGCGCCGAAAGATTGGAGGCGAATTGTGCTCCATACTCAACCTTAAACTTTTCGGGATCACGCTGTCTTTCTGTGTCAAGAAACTCTTGCGAAATATTGGGGTTCATCTCCCACGTTGGGAGATTCACTGCTTGCATGAAAGGGAAGCGCCCTGATGATGCTTCTTTGAAATGCTGGTAGAAAATACCATCGGTCAACCATGGAGAGGAAAGTTCAAGGATGCGTCCTTTTCCTCCGAACTGAGCAATGGCGGGTGAGAGTGCGTCATAAATGCCCCTTCCTCCGCTGTTTGCATCGCCTTCAGTGGCAAATGCAAGCTCGTCAAACACTGCTCCAGCGCAGGCAAGACCACGAGCCGCACGGCCTGATGTGGGAATAGCTTTGAATACGCAATTATTGCTGAGTTCAATGATGTCGGCAGTTTCGCGAACAATTTCTTGAGCGAAGGGACTTTCAATGATTAATTGGCGGATGTTGTTCAGAGCAATACGGGCCTGATCTTGGCTGTTGGCCACCGTCACCACGTACCATCGCTCCCCTTTTCTAACTGTGCGGCGATATTCTTCTTCCAGAACAAAGCACATATAGAGGCAAGCCACTGCGGCCATCAAGGTTTTGCCACTTCTTCTCCCCAAGGCCCACACTGCATGAGACTTTCCTGGCTGAAAAAATTCATCCAGAATGCGAGCCTGTGCTGGATAAAGCTCTAGACCGAGGGCGTGCTTAGCGAATTGACTGCAAGTAAGGTTCACTTCAATAAAGACAAAGAAAGTAGTTCAGTTTTGGGGGCAAAATATGCGAGGCGCCCACCTGCTGGATCTTTTTTCCATTGTTCCTTCATTGCATCACCAGCCTTGATCCAGCCATGGATGAGGGTAATGCGATTTTGAATCGTGACGAGCACCAATATCTTACCTGGACTTTCGTCTAGTTGCACTATTAAATCGTAATAATGTTTGGAGCGAGTTTTAACATCAATATTTGGAGGAAGATCCGCAGAGCCACGTTTTGCCTCTGTTTCTTGGTAGAGCTTATCTTCCATGCCAAGCATCACGGCGACTGCCATTTCTCCCGCAGCTCCGAGTAAGTGATGGCGCAGTGCTAAATCTCCATTCTCCGCTCCATTGTTCCTGCCTTTTCTGTTTTGCTTTTCATTGAGAGACTGCCTGCGAAAAGCTTCATCACGAGCCCGTTGGCGCTGATCAGGAGTGAAGGCAAAGGTGAGTGGCATTAACCAGTCCATAATGGCCAGCTTCTACGGACAATGTATCCAGGAATTAGACTAAAAGCAATACAACATAGCCATTAGCGTTCGTTATGGAAGGCGAAGCAATTGATTTGGGGCATGCTACGGCAGGTGGCATCCGTTCAGACGGCCTTCAAAACGTGCTGATTGGCATGGGGACTGGTCGTGATAAGAGTCAGTACACGAAAACTACGGCCACCGTCTTCCTGCCGCAAGAGGACCTTGAAAATCTCTATGGCGAATGGCTACCTCGTCGCATTGTTGACATCTACGCCGATCAAGCCACGAGGAAAGGCTTTAAAGTGTTGTTCGGTGGTGACGGCGTAAGAGCCGAAGAAGTGCAAGGCATTGAACAAACGATTGAAGACCTCTACATTCTTGAACAGCTCAACCTTGCAGCCAAAAACTCCCGCCTTTATGGGGGTGCTTGTCTACTTCTCTTTATTGACGATGGGCGTCCCGCTTACATGCCTGTCGATAAACGTAACATCCGTCGCATTGAAGAAATTGAATGTCTTGATAGATGGCAAATTGCCCCAGTTATCAACGAAGAAAACTTATACGACTATTCAAAAGCCACTTATTATCAGATCATCTCTGGAGATTTAATTAACGAGCCCACGCTCACTTATATTCATAAAGATAGGATTTTACGTTTTGATGGTGATTGGCTGCCTTATCGCGTGAGACAGCGTAATTATGGTTGGGGCATGAGCAGTTTGCAAACTGTTTATGACAGCTTCCGTCATTATTGGACGGGCCTTAATTCTGCTGCAACGCTTCTCACTGAATTTGACATTTTTGTGCATAAAGTGAGGGGCTTAGCTGCGATGCTTGCGGCTGGAAAGGAAAGCTCCATTCGTGATCGTTTGCAGGTGAATGATATGAGCAAGAGCATTTATCGCGGCTACGCGATTGATGCTGAAAAAGAAGAGCTTGAATTTATTAGTCGGAACTTTGGCGGCATCGGGGAAATTTTAGAAAAGCTTCGCGTGGATATTATTGGCGCCAGCAAAATTCCTCATACTGTTCTATTTGGCGAAAGCCCTGGCGGCTTGGGCTCCACTGGTCGCAGTGAAGAGCGTGATTTCGCAAAAACCTTAGCGGATTACCAAGGCACGCATTTTAAGCGTCCTGTCAAGAAGCTAATGGAATACATCATGCTTAGCAAAGAAGGCCCAACGAAGGGAGAGCTTCCCGAATCATGGCGCATCTCTTTCAATCCATTGTTCGAGCTTAATGAGCGCGAAATGGCTGACGTAAGGGCTCGCGTGGCGGCTGTAGATGGCCGTTACATTCAGCTTGGCGTGCTGAGTCCGAAAGAAGTGGCGGACGCTCGTTATGGTGGCTCTGAGTGGAGCATGGAGCTTACTCTGGATCCATCTGTCATTCGCGAGCTTCCCACTCAAGGCGGGGGTGGCTCCACTCAAAATGGGGGTGGAAATGGAGGCAAGCTTGCTGTTCCTCCTGGTGGGCGTGATCCAATGAATGAAGAAAATGGCACGCTTCCCATGGATGGAAGCAGGGAAGTGGAAGACAGCCGGGAAGATAGTGCTGCTGGCCTTTTCTTGCCTCGTGATCTAGAAGAAATTCGTGGTGACGTAAAATTCACCGATGCCGAGCTTCATTCTCGTGCGGTGAGTGCCGCCAAGGCAAAATTTAAAGTGTGGCCTTCTGCCTATGCAAGTGGCTATGTAGTGCAGCAATACAAGCAAATGTACAAGAAGAAGCACGGATCCCTAGCTGGCGCCTTCAAGAGCGACGAAGGTGATTTGCACGCAGATGATCTTGACAGATGGTTCAAAGAAAAGTGGGTGAGGATTGGAGCCAATGGTGAAATCCTTGGCCCTTGCGGCGCTCGCGAAGAAAAGGAAGGCAAGCCTAAATGCCTTCCTCAGGCAAAAGCTCAGGCCATGAGCAAAGAAGAGCGTCAGACAATCGTGCGCCGCAAGCGAGCTGCAGATCCAGACCCTGAGCGTAAGGGACCGGCAAAAATGGTCAGCAGCAAAACGGACGCCCAAGATCCGAGTATTCACATGTACAAAACGCAACAAGAAGCTGAGGCCACTGCTGCGAAAATTGGATGCGAAGGCTATCACGTTGAGCAAACTGAAGATGGCCCTGTTTACATGCCCTGCTCAACCCACGCTCTTTTTGAGAAAAAGCATAAAGAATTTGTATCTCAAAAACAAGATGCGATTGAACCCTTGAAAACCAGCGGACTCATTCTTGCTGATATTGACGAAGCTTCTCTCATTGATGAAGAGGACATTTCCGCTGCATTGAATCAATGGAAGGAGGAAGCGCCTGAGCGCTTCAAGGATATTCTGGAGGCAGAGGATGTCCAGCCTCAATGATCTTTCTCAATTTTCTGAAGCCATTGTTCGTTTTGATGAATCATCCTGGCGTTACGACCCTATCAGTGGTCGGTATCGCGGCGCTAATGGACGCTTTCTCAGCGCTCGCGCAGTGGAAGCACTGGTGGATGGTCGAATTAATAAGCTTGGCGCTGAGCTACGGCGTTTTACACGTATGCTTAGCGCTGGTGATATTACGCTGGACCAATGGCAAGGAAGCGTGAGGGAAGCGCTTAAGCTTGTCCACGTACAGGCAGCAATCATCGGCAATGGTGGCAGAGAAACCATGCGGGCAAACGACTGGGGGCGCATCGGGCAGCGTCTCCGTGTGGAATATGCTTACTTACAGGGCTTTGCTCGCGATCTTTTGGATGGCCGCGTTTCTAGTGCCATGGCTCTTGCTCGTATCGGGCTGTATGCTCAGAGCGTGCGAGGTAGTTTTTGGGAAGGCGCCAGTATTCGTCAAGAAAAGCAAGGATACTCTCTAATGAGACGCATCCTTGATTCCCAGGCGAAGCATTGCCAAGATTGCCTTGACTATGCGGCTCGTGGCATGGTCCCCATTGGAAGCTTGCCTCTTCCTGGGCAACGCTGCGCATGCCGTGCTAACTGCCGATGCACCGTAAAATACTTCCGACAGCAAGCGCCGACTGTGGCAGTTTGAGATGGACGTTTTAGTTGGCAGCACGGGTCTCATTGGACAAGTGCTCCGTGAGGCGCATGAGTTTGGCGCCTGCTTCCATTCCAAAAACATTCACGAGGCTCCACTGCTTAAGGAGCCCATTGAAAGGCTGTACTTGGCTTGCATGCCAGCGGAGAAATGGAAAGCAAACGCTGCGCCACTGGACGACTTTGACAATATGAATAACATCATTCAAAACATCCGACATCTTCCAAGCCCAGCGGAAGTCATTGTTTATTCAACGATTGACGTGCATGGGCAAACAGCGTATTATGCAGACGGCACGCCTGAAATTTTTGCTATTGACTACGGCACCAATCGCTACATCTTTGAAATGCTCGTGAAGGCGGTATTCCTTGATTCAGTGGTGACAATCATTCGCCTTCCTGCATTGTTTCATCGCCTTATTAAGAAGAATATTCTGTTTGATCTATTGACAAACAATAATGTGGAGAAGATCAATGCAAACTCTGCCTATCAATGGTATTGTTTAGATGATCTATGGAAGGACACGAAGAAAGCAATTAGTGGCACTACGAACGAATTTTACACAGCTCCCATTGAAACAGCGGAAATCGTTGAACGCTTCTTCCCTGACGCGAAAGTAGGCAGTGGACCACGCATTGAATACAACATTCCTCCATATAAATATGACAAGGCGAAGATAATGAAGAAGATGGAGGCTTTTATCAATGCTTGGAATTAGCGCTATCGGCTGGAAGGATGAAGAGGAGGAGCAGATTTTAAGCGCAAATGCTGGAGCGTTTAATGTGCTAGAAATTATTCCTGCGCGTATCTTTGCTCAAAACAAAGACTATGCCGATATTGCCAAAGAATACCGCGAAAGCTATGGGCTATGGGCCTATTCGGCGCAGGCTTTATTCTTTCAAAGTAACGTGCAAAGCTTTGAAGACACTGCAGCAGTGTCCGAGCATTTGTTAAAAGTGATCAGCCTTGGCTCCCTCATGGGAATCAAGCGCTTCGTACTAGGTAGCCCCGGCTTGAGAAAGGGAAGTCCTTCCTGTTTGATGAATGTTCTGAAGCGCATGGATGCAGTGTTGGATGCAAATGGAGCCATTCTTTGCATTGAGCCTGTAGCGAAATGCTACGGAGGCTCTTATTTCTTCACAGTCAACGAGATTGTCAATCACATTGATTTTTGCAATTTGAAGAATGTTAAGACGATGCTTGACACGAATAACGCTTGGCTTCAAGGCGATAGCCCTAAAAAGCTACTGAATCATTATTGGCCATACATTGCTCACGTGCATATCAGCGACACTGACAATGGACCGCTGCTAAATAAATACGAGCACAGGCAAATTAAGGGAATGCTTGATGGTATTAACTACGAGGGCGCGATTGTGCGCGAGCTATTTCAAGCCAAGAAGAATATGCGCGACTATCCGCTGTTCCGCAGCATTTACGCTTGAAACATGGCTTCTTTTGCCATCTCTTCGATGGCATAGATGCCTTGAATTTTGCCAGTGTAAAAAGACAGCAGATTATCCTGTTGCCTAAAAATGGGAACGCGTTGAGCGCTGGCGTTTTTGCATTTTGCTTTAATTGATACCACAAGGAATGCGTATTTAAAATAATCATGAAACTCGGACCAGTAGCGCACCACGTGATCCTCGATTAGCTGGCGCTTTTCCTTCAGTTGACCATAATTTTTGCTGAAACAATTTGTTTCTTTTTGCTCAATAACGCCAAGCTTCACATGACTCAGCGAGAACATTGAAGATCCGTATGGATAGATGGAGAACAGCTCGCCATCAATAAAAGTGAGTGCGCCGAATGGGGGCGTTTTGATGGGACGATAAACAAACATTGCCACTGCCTCAAAATAGTCCCCATCAAGAATTGGCAGCAAGGAATTGTTTGTGCAATCAATGACGAAATCATAATCTTGCTTCAAAAAAGCAAGTGAATTGTCATTGATTTCATCCCTTCTCGCAATGGGAGCCAATAGCTCATCAAAGTAATTGCCAGCGGCAGTTGGAGAAATATATTTCTCAATGGTATGTAGAAGCAGTGAGGAACGATTAAGGAAGTTCGCATCGGCTTCCGCGTGTGGCCAATCTTTAAAAATAAGGCGAATCGTTTCTGCGTCCAACAAGCTTTCGTCTTCTGACACTGCATAGAAATTATTCTGCACGTTTTCCGTTAGATGGCCATAGTCCATCATGAACTGTTCAAACGTATTCCTGCACAACATGCGCGTGGCATGATTCCTGGCGTAGTGATAGCCATAGTGCAATCGGTTCTGATTGATTAACGATGCTTCGGAGATGAGCATTTCATTGCGCTCAAACAAAGTCACATCGGCTTTGTTCATCAAGCGTGAAGCTAAATGGCACCCCGTCCAGCCACCACCGACGATTGCAATCTTAAGCGCCATCAAATGTCAATGCAAAGCGTTGGCTGCACTCCTTGCCAATTTGACTTGGCCTTGAATAAGTCCAACTGTGGGAAGTATTCTATGCGGCGAGGCATGCCGGTTCCATAGACATCAGCATGCCCTTGATAGTTCCATTCATCTGGGCCATGCTTGTTTGGGTGGTAAAGGCCAGTAGGTGAATCCTGCAGTTTCCAGAGCATGTAGTCCTCGTTAGGCACTCCCCATTGTTTCCATGCTTGCAACGCCTGTGGTGAGCTGTCCATGTTCTTAATCGCCATGAGACGGTCCTTATGGTGCATGAGGTAGTCCATGCTGTAAAGGCCAATGCTCATTGATGGTGTATGTTTCATCGCCACCTTCTCAAAACCTTCTGGAGGGTCGTAGGCAAGGCTTTTGAAGGCAGGCCCAGCAATGCAAGTGTCGTGAAGGAGAAACCAGAAGGGGCTTGTCAGATGGTGTTCAACAATTTCAATGAGGGGCGCGTATTCAAAAGAGTTTTGCGGAGTGCAAATCATCGGCACATCGCCATAATGGTCAATTTGCCAATTCTCTTGACCCCCATTGACGATCAAGATTTCGTCAGTACTGATACCTGCACGAGTGAGAGAAGGGATAATTACAGGCAGCGTATGAACAGCAAATTTATTACAGGTGCTAATGCAGAAGCGCACAGAAGACGGTGGCAACATGACTTTCTCCTTGTGCCGTCAGTATAGAAGCTGCTTATGATGACGAAGATTCCAAGAGAAACATGGCAAAAATTCTCTACGCTGGCGACGCATTTGTAGAAACGGGATTTGGGCGAGTGGCCCAATACCTGTTACCTGCTCTGGATGAGAAGCATGAAGTGGTGGTGATGAGCACGAACTACCACGGTGACCCTCATCCCGAGGCGAAGAAATATAAGGTGTATCCAGCCATGCTGCATGGATCCGATCCGTTTGGGTCGCATCGCATTTCTGAAATCATTCAGAAGGAAAAACCTGATCTGGTATGGGTGACAAATGATATTTGGGTGGCGCTTACTTTATGGGACAGGGCGAAGCCATTCAAGGAGCAAATTGGGTTTAAATGGTTTGTTTACACTCCCATTGATTCCTATGGTTTATTTCCTGAGTTAAACGCGAAGATGCAAGAATGGGATGGTCTCGCCACCTATACGCTATTCGCAAATAACGAATTAATTCGCATGGGTTATGACAAGACAGTTGACATCATCGGCCACGGCACTGATTTTGAAAAATTCTTTCCACTTGACAAGCAGCAATGTCGTCAAGAACTTGGCGTGCCGCAAGACGCATTTATCGTCTTCAACGGCAACAGGAATCAACCGAGAAAGCGCATTGACCTTACGCTGAAAGCTTTTGTTAAGTTCGCCAAAGATAAAGACGACGCTCGCCTGTGGTTAAACATGGGCAGCAAAGACTTGGGATGGGACATTATCCCGTTGTTCAAGCGAATTGCTCGCGACGAGGAGCTTGATCCTACTGGCAAGCTTATTCTTACTAGTCCTCATTTTTCCACTGATAATTGTTTGCCAGTGGAGCAACTGAACAAAGTATACAATGCGGTTGATGTGGGCATCAATACTTGCATTGGTGAGGGTTGGGGCTTGGTCAATACTGAACATGGCTCCGTTGGCGTGGCGCAAGTTGTTCCCGACCATACAAGCTTGGCTGAAATTTTTGACGAACTGCCACGCATTACTTGCAACGCCTCTGAGACTGACCGCAATTATGGTCTTGAGCGTCTGCTTCCTGATCCCGAGAGTGCTGCAGAAATCTTGTCGTATTACTACGAAAACCGCAATGCACTGAAGAAAGACGGGCAATGGTGCTACAAGCGTTTGCATGAAGAGCCATTTACTTGGCCGTATATTCAGCGGCAGTTGCTTGGCGTGGTAGAACGCACTCTCAATGCAAAGGCCGCTGAGCCCGAATTTAAAGGCTTTGGCACTCCCGCAAAAATTGCTTGATCATGCAAATTTCACAAATCTTCCTTTCAACTGATCCGTCAGAAGCGCTTAGCCCTTTTCTAAAGCACGCTACGGGAACTATTGACGCATGCTTTTCCGAGGCGAAGCATGTTATTTACAACAGCGACTCACTTCGCGCCTTCATTGCTGATAACTATGAAGAAGAAGTGTTGTGGGCTTACGACACGCTCAAACCGTTTTCTTACAAAGCAGATCTTGGTCGTTTCTGCTTGCTAAACAAGCTTGGTGGCTGGTATTTTGATATTGGCGTGAGGGCTTTTAATGCAGTGGAGCTTGGTGAGCGCATCAAGTTTCTTGCCTTCCGCGACATTCAGCGTTTTAGCTATACAAGCTGGGCATGCGCTACGACAGTGCTTTATTCTCAGCCCGATAATCCTGCGTTGCAAACTGCCATTGAAATGATTGTGGCAAATTGCGTGCAACAATACTATGGCATCACTCCATTGTGTCCTACTGGCCCCACGCTGCTTGGTAAAGCTTTGGCAGCGAATGGAAGCCAAGCTGATTTTATTTATGGAGACTATCTTGAACTGACGCCCACTCACGGCCAAAAGAATAGGGCTTTCGTTCTGCCTGATGGCACGATCATGGCATGGAGTAAGCCTGCTGGCGGTGGCGATTTGACGGGACTTGGCGCTAAAGGCGTCAACAATTACAATGAGCTGTGGCAAGCTCGCAAGGTGTATGGCGATGATTGATAGCACAATCTATGCGGTTTGCATTGCTGGCGAGAAAGTGCGTTACACGGCCAAGTCTCGCATTGTGCCAATCATGGGGGGAAGTTATGCGTTAACTGACGACGAGCGCGAAAAATTGCGCTTAGAAGGCTATGTTTTCGACGACGAAAATGCTTTTCTTTCTGGGCTAAATAGTCGCTGTGGCGAACTGTCTTGCGTGCATTGGATGATTCGCAATGCCAATGAAAGCAATATTGGCAATGCCCAGTATCGGCGCAATTGGATAGAGCCACAAGGTGAATGGTATTGCCCAGAAACGCTTTACTTGCCTGAGCCTGCTCAATTTTCTTGTACTCTTGAGCAACAATTTTATGGAGGACATTCTGCTTTTGATGCACCAGCGATCACGCGAGAATTGGCCGACACAAAAGAATGGCTGTTTTCTCGGGAAGAAATAGATCAGATATGGGCGCAGTCTTCATTTATTGGCTGCAACATGGCGCGTGGCCCACGGCAAAGTTATAAGCAGTTTATGGGAATTCTGCTTTCGGCATTGGGACCAATTTGGCTTAAGCATAAGGAGCATTTTCGTTCCATTAATGGTTATGACAAGCGTGCAATTGCTTTTATTGCAGAACGCTTGATTACTGGCATGGTTTTATGCAGGGATAGGATTTTGCCAGGCGTTAAGATAGCCACGGCTCCGATAGGATTTATTAATTAATTGCGCTCAAGCTTAATCATGACTACAAAAGAAAAGCAAGCAAAAATTGCTCGTGTTCTTCGCGAATTTAAAGCTGGCACTCTTAAGGGTAGTGGCGGTGAGAAAATTAAAGACAGAAAGCGTGCAATTGCCATTGCTCTTTCAGAAGCTGGTATGAGTCGTCAAGGTAAGAGCGATGCCTATTGGGACAATTATTTCATGACTCTTATTGGCGAAGAGGAAGAAGAAGAGGAAGAGGGCATGGAAGAAATGGAGGACGGTTCCTGCGGAAAAAAGCGCTGAGGGGTGACGCCGAAAGCTTTGCCCCTCCTGCCGCTGTAAGAGCCGCTGCTCGCCGTGGCTTAGAACTACGCAAGAAACATGGCAAGGGAGGCTTGACGACGCAGGAAGCGGGCAAGCAAGGCATTGGAAGCGGCGTTGCTCGTGCGACAAGCCTGGCCAATGGCGAGAAGGTGAGCTATGAGACCATTAAACGCATGGCCGCATTTTTCTCAAGGCATGCCAAGAACAAAAGTGGCGGAGAGGATGATGCTGGTTATATCAGCCATAATTTATGGGGCGGCGATGCTGGTAGGGCGTGGGCAAATCGCATCATTAAGATGGTAGAGAATCGCAGAAAAGACCAATGAGCGAATACGTGCGTGTTATCGAAGAAGAAGACGAAGGCATTGGTCTTTTAAAGGCTCTCTCTATTCTTTCCGCTAACGAGCATCGCAACACTTCACGATGGGAACTAGTGGAGAAGCAGTGCTTTAAAAATGGACGACTAGATGAAACGCACATCTATGTAATGAGCGTTTACGAAAAGCCCGACCCTCATTTTGAACCGACAAAGTTTTTGACGTTTGAAATTGAGGCAATGGCAAAGTCCTACATTATGGAAGACATTGAAAATCAACTTGCCAGCATTCGCGGCGAAGACGATGATGAGGACTGACTATTGCGTTTCTTAATAAGCGCTTTTTATTGAGAAAGCTAATTGATCTTTGCAATGAATGATGGGTAGCCCATCAGCCACAGCACACTAATCCCATAGAGACCGCTGAGCGTGCGAATTTGTACGCAATCTGGCGGGGCTGTGCCTTTTTCAATGCGGCAATAAGAGCTTTGACTGATGTGAAGTTCTTTTGCTACGTCATGTTGCGTGAGTCCAGCATTAAGCCGAGCCTCCTTAATGCGGCTTGCAATAAGAATACGAGCTTCTTGGTGGGGAAGTTTAAGAGCATCCGTCGTGCTACGTGCCAAAAACATCACGATGATTTATTCCGTTTTGCATAAGCCTATAAAGTATAACATTCGCTTCTTGATAAAGTATGAATATGAGCACCATTTCTTGCCGATACGATTTCTCTCCTATTGAGAAATACGAACTCACGCCAGAAGGTTATCTTCGGGCATGGGCTTCAATCGCACGCACTGGCATCCAACACTACACAGATAGTGATGGCTCCATTCGTCGCGAATATCGTCCTGAAACAGAAGTGGCGTCTCCCGATAGTCTTGCTTCATTCGCGGGCAAGGCAATCACTTCTGAGCATCCGCCTGTACTGCTCGATTCTGAGAATACTAAGGACTACCAAGTAGGCTTTAGTGGTACTGAAGTGGTGTACGACAATGGTTTTGTCAAGGCAGTGATGACAATCACTGACGAAGACACCATCAAGCGCATCATGAAAGGAGATGCTCGTGAGGTAAGCGCGGGCTATAGGGTGAATTATGATCCCACGCCTGGCGTTACAGAAAACGGTGAACATTACGATGGCATCCAAAAGGAAATCATCGGCAATCACATCGCTGTTGTTCGTCGGGGCCGCGCTGGCCCGCAAGTGAAGCTTCATCTTGATAGGCAAGATGCTGCTGACCCATCATTGATCTCTAATGGAGGAGACCATCTCATGACGGCAAAAGTCGTTTTTGATGGCGCCGAGTTCGAGGTGACTGAGAGCGTTGCTCTTGCAATCACCAAAGAACGCGAAGACGCCAAAATGTCCTACGAGGACATGAAACAAAAGTACGATGAAATGATGTCCAAAGCTTCCAAAATGAAGGAAGAGATGGACGCCATGGAAAAGGAAATGCAAGGCAAGTGCGATTCCGCTGAGGGTCGTGCTGACGCCCTGGCTGAGCAGGTGGAAGAGCTGAAAGGCGAACTTGCTGCTGCTCAAGAAATCAACCTTGATTCCATGGTTGAAGAGCGCGTGGCTCTCATTGAGAAAGCCAAGCCTGTCCTGGATTCTGCTTATGAATTTGCTGGCAAAACTGCCCGCGAAGTGATGGTTGATTCCATCAAAGCAGTGCGTGGTGACGAGCTTGATCTTTCTGAGAAGAGCGATGACTACGTGCAGGCAATGTTCGACACTCTTTCCGAAGGTCGTTCTGACTCTGCCACCACTGACGAGCTGCGTAAAGCCGTAGCTTCCATTGCTTCTCCTGTTTCTGCACCCTCTGCCTATATGGATATGCTGCAGAATGCATGGAAGAAGCCCCTTTCCATCTCCAAGGAGGCTAAGTAATCATGGCCGTAACTTTCTCTGCTTCGGGCACTGCCTCCGCTGGTGGCGTGCAACAGAGCTATGCTCTGGAGCACACTGCACTGCTGGAAGGTCAACTGTCTGACATTCGCGACAACACCATCGGCACCTACATCAACGAAACTGGCGCTGTGCTGCCTTTCGGTAATGTGGTTGTCTACAACACCGCTGGCACTGCTGCAAACTCTGCTGCTACCATCTCTGGCGCTTCTGACACCGTTCAGGGTATCAACGTTCTCACTTACGTTGATGAAACCGCTCTTGATTCCAACAACCGTCCTGGTGTGAAGAATCAGCAAGTGCTGAACGTGGCCAACGAAGGTGCAGTGGCTGTCTATGTGACCGGCGCTGTTTCGCCCACTTCGCCTGTGCGCGTGCTGTATTCCGCTAGCGGCACTGGCAAGGCTGGTCAATTCTCGCATGCTTTTGCTTCTGGCAAAACCGTTCGCCTCGCTGGCGCACGTTTCCTGAGCACCACCACTTCCAGCGGCATTGCAATTCTGGAGCTGAATGGCCCCAGCTTTACTCTTTCCGCTGATTCTTGATAGGAGGCCCTAACAATGTCTGAATTCCGTATGGATGACGCGGGTCTGTTCCTTGAGCGTCAGCTTGAGTACATCCGCCCCCAAGTGTTTGAAGTGCAGTATGCGGATATTAAGTATCCGACCATTCTGCCTGTTACTAGCGAAGCTGGTCCTGGCGCCCAGACCTTCACCTATCGCATCATGGACTCCACTGGTGAGTTCAAGCTGATCGCTGATGCTGCTGACGATCTGCCCCGTGCTGACATCAGCCAAGTTGAGAAGAGCATCAACATCCGCTCCTTCGGTGGTTCCTTCGGTTACACCGTGCAGGAACTGCGTGCTGCTCAGATGGCCAACATCGCCCTGGAGCAGCGTCGTGCTGCTGCCGTGCGTCGTGCCTATGAGGAGAAAGTGGAAGAAGTGGCTCTGTTCGGTGAGAGCACCGTTGGCCTGTCTGGTTTCTTCAACAACTCCACCGTAGACGTTGTTGCTGCTGATAAATGGTTCACCGATAGCGGCACCACTGCTCAGGAAATGCTTGAGCTGCTGAACTATGGCGTGAGCGCCATTATCAACGCCTCCAAGATGAAGGAGCAGCCCGACACCATCCTCATGGCTTATGAGGACTACAACAAGGTGAGCACCACTCGCAACTCCGACTCTTCGGACGTGACTGTGCTGGAATACTTCCTGCGCACCAATCCCTACATCCGTAACGTTGAGCCCATCAACCAACTGGATGCTGGTAATAGCGTGCTGAATACCAACCGCATGGTTGTGTACAAGCGTGATCCTGAGAAGGTGCAACTGCACATTCCTCAGCCCCTGGAACTCTTCCCGCCCCAACAGCGTGGTCTTGAGTTCATCGTTCCCGCTCATGCTCGCGTGGGTGGCGTGGCTCTGTACTATCCCAAGAGCGTTATCTACGTTCAAGCTTCGGCCTGAGGATAGTTAGTCAAGCGAGGGACGTTAAGCTATGGACAATTGTTTCTTTTGAACAATGCTCATTGCTTATCGTCCCGAACTTGAAAACCCGCCCCGTGAAGGCGGGTTTGGCATTATTACGCAAACTGGCATGATTCAACTCACGCCTGGTCTTAATCAAGATATTCCAGAGCATCAATGGAAGGTGGCTCGTGAGAATAGGGCGGTTAAACGCCTTATGAACATTGGAGCCATCGAGGAAGTGCGTGAGCAAATCATGGTGGAAGACATTCCACAAGATGTGCAAACGCTTTCTCAAATGCCAATGGTGGAAGCCATCCGCATGATCGAACTCATTCATGATCCCGATCAGTTGAATGGATGGAAGAAGATTGAAGGCCGTGTAAGGGTGCGTAATGCCATTAATAAGCGCATTGAAAACATTCGCATTGGGAAAGCCTGATTATGGCCGTCACTTATGCGAGTTTTCTTGAGCGGTTCCCTGAATTCACTCCCCATCCATCGGGGATTGTAAATGGTGCCATCTCTGAAGCCACTTACGATGCATCGCAAGATGTATTTGGGGAACAAACTGATAGGGCCGTGAAATTCCTCGCTGCTCATATTATTGCCATTCAACTTGCGCAGATGGGCATTCAAATTGGTGCTACTGACGGCAAGGTGTATGGCGAGGGGCTAGACGCCACTCAATACGGTCAAGAGTTCAAGCGCATGCTGAATCTTCTTCCTTCTTCTTCTGTTGGTTTCGTTGTATGAGCAATTTCCTGGAGCCACTTGCCAATTCCACGCTGGTATGGTCAGTGGCTTCGGGCTATGCGCTTGATAGCGAAACTGGAAATTATGTGGCTGTTGCAACGGGCATTACTTACTATGCATCGTTAAGACAAAAACGCAATCCTCAGTACGATTACTTGCTTGGTGCAGACCAGACTGCCGTCTATATGGAAGGTCGTCTTACTTCTCCGCTTACGTTATCTGGCGTGACGCCTGGAGATTCTGCTCAAGCAACAATCAATGGAAGAGAGGGGCGCTTTGAACTATTACCAAACGAGGAGATTGCTATTCATTATTGGCAGTTCCTCGGCACACCAATTAGGGGAATTTTTAGACTAATTGGCAAAGGAAGCGTTGACAATGCTTAATCGAGCATGGCGCCGCTTAATCATTCTTTCCTTTCATTGAGGATCTTCTCATGCTTTACCATCCCACTGAGCTGGTGAAGAGCCAAGACGTGATTGTGCGCGTTGGCTCGATCAACGGCACTGCACGCCCTGTCATCACTCAGAGCGGCGCTACTTTCACTGTGAGCGGCGCCCCTACTCTCTACACCCTCCAAGCCGCTACGACGGCTTCTGTTGCCTTTAACGATGGCAACCAAGAATTCTATCTGCTTGGTGGCGGCGGCTTCGCTGATAGCGTGATCGTTACTAGCCAAGCCACTGCCTCCATTACTTCCTATTTCCAAAAGGATGTTGATGGCACTGTGTTCCTGCCCAATAGCTTTGACGAAGCTTTCCAAGTAATTACTGCTTCGCGCTATGACAAGAACCACGAAGTCTACGTGGAAATCAACAAGCAGCTTGGCGCTTCTGGCACCACTTATTACTATGATCGCGTGGCCTTTACTGCTTGCGTGATGAACTACAACGAGAGCTATCCTGCTGATAACCTCGTGGAATGCACCTTCGATTTGATTAGCCGTGGTCGCATTGGCATCCACCAGAATGCTTCCGAGACTGGCTCTATCATCCCTTCGGCTCCCAATAGCTGATTCATCTTTCCATAGATCTTTGCTAGCCTTCCTTTACGGGAAGGCTTTTTTATTGTGAACATTACACAACTCAGAGAAGTAATTACTGAATTGCTTTCTGCATCGCCTAATTTAATTGGCACCTATACACTGCCAAATAACTCTACTATTCCTGCGGTGTATGTAGTTGGCCCTCAAAGCGTACCGAAAGAATGGAAAGTAAAAGGATTGGAGGTGGCCATTCGGCAATTTCCGCAATTAGCTCCAGCTTCACCGCTGGGTGGCACGGTAAAGGTGACGCAAGTATGGGAGGTGATATTGACGCAGTTTACGCCTAGTGGCACTCAAATGGCTACAGCAATGGACAGAATGGTAAGACGTTTTCCAGATGCTACGCCACGATATTTCCAAGGAGATGACGTGGCTTATGAGCGTTGTCGTTTCTTGATTCCCGACCTTATTCTTCGCAATTTAATTGCATCATGAGCGGGATCATTGTTGGCGGAACAGTTTTAAATGCAAAGATCTTGGAAGCAAAGCTTACTAAAGCTTTTGAAACCTGGGCTCGTTTTGATGTGAATGATTATTTTCGTGATCAATTCTTGGAAGACAAGTGGGATTACGATGGAGAAACTCAGCGCAAAAGCGGAGAATTTGTCGGTCCAGAACCTCGGAATATTTTTGATTTAGGTGATCTATATAGAAGCGGAAGAGATAGTTTCAAGATTGAACAAGGTGGCGTTGATATCACTGCATCTTGGGACTGGGATGCTAAAAATAGTTCAGGAAGAGGATACGCCTGGTATGTTCATGAAGGATTATCAACCAACATTGAGCCGCGTCAATGGACGGACATCTTTCAACAGCGCGATTTGTTTAGCCAGAGCGGCGTGAGCAAGGAGCTAAGATCTCGCATACGCACTGCATTAAACAAGTGAATATTGACTACCTTTGGAGCGAAGATAAAACCGTGCATGCCATTAACAATGCATTGGACGGTGCAGCGTTGGAAGTAGGCATCTTGTGTCTTATTTCTTGCCGAGAAGAGACCATTAGAATAAGCAACGAAAATCATTCAATGCTGGTTGAAGTGCCTAAAGAATTTCGCTCTAGCAGCGAAAGAGTGAAGGTCTTCAATGCATTGTTAACTGTTCTTGATCATGAGCAAATACAGCTTCCTTCTGCAGACTAAAGCCGAAGATTACTTTGAGCTTCTTCCCGAAATCCGCATGAAGAAATATGGCGGCTGGCTTGTTGCAGAAGCCATTGAGCAAGAAGAAATTAGCAAACTGCAAAGTCAGGCAACCATCCGCGCTGTGCAACTTGCAAAGAAGATTGCCCTTGCGAAAGACATTCCTCTTGATGAAGCATTTGGCTTGCTTCAGGGCGGTGGTGGGTCCATCACTGAAGCCGAGCTTCTTTCTGAATACACAGAAGAAACTCTCAGCATGATTACTAGTGGCTCTTCAGTGGAAAGCACTAACGCTCGCATGGTCACTGCATTCATCCGCTCTCGCGGGCAGGGTTTGATTGATGGCGAATGGCAAGATCTTGCTGATTGGGAACTGGAAGACACTAAAAATCTTCCTCGTAAAGCCATTGCAAAAGTGGTGGAGTTTATTGCTGAAGAGCAAAACGCTGAGACGCAGGAGGCAGTGGCGGCAAAAAAAGCGACGAAGAGGAATTCTCCTCAGTAGCAGAAATGCTGGAGGCGCGGGCACGTAACCAGCTTAAAAATCTGACCAATTGGAACGAAATTTATTTCCGACTTTCTGCATCGGATTTTAATGATAAGCGATGGCGTGCTGATCAATTTGGTCGGCAGCCATTGTCCGATATTAAGCGTGCATTGAAATATCTTGATAAGCACGATGTGGCAAAATATAACGTGCAAAGCGTTGCCATTGCAAAGCTTGGCACAATGGCGGCTGGCATGATGGCAGGACGTAAGTCTAAGGTGAAGCCAGAAGATTTCTTACCATTTGACACAAAAGCTCTTCAAAAAGATAGTGGCATCACTGATGCAAGCCTGATTGTTCTTCAGCGTTTGATGAAGAGCAGAAGGATGGACGGAAGGGTGATTGCATTACTAGCCGATGATTTAAAGGCTTTTTCTGGGCGTAATCAGGAACAATGATTATAGAATGAAGGGAATGTGATTAGAAAGTAAGATGGCAGCTCAAGACGCCGAACTTCAGCTTAAGGTAAGTCTTGACCTGTCATTTTTTAGGCAGCAATTAGCGACACTGGGAAGTGCGGCTGCTGGCTATCGACTGCCAATCAATATTAAGTTTGATCGCTTATCAATACAAAAAGAGCTTAACACTCTTGGAGCCAATATCAAGAAGCGCACTTACCGCCTTAATGTTGAGACAAATATTGCAGCAGAAATCAGCAATGCCGAAAAGCTCGCAAAGGCTCTTAGTGACCTTGAACAAGCAAGTAAAAAGATTGGAGGCGTCAGCAAGAAAATGGCGCCAACTGGAATGGTTGGCGCTGTTATTGACGACAAAACAACATATAAACAGCTTCAGGCTTTATACAAGTTCGCCAAAGAAGCGAACCTTCCATTTGAGCGACTTGCAAAAGGTGCAGCATCTAGCACTGAAGAACTAAAGCGCGTCTTGAGCGCCGGGTTTGGTGAAATTGGCGATGACGTAAAAGCTGGTATTGGCGCCGCATTAAAAGATGCGACAAGCACGCTTGCCCAGCTAGGCAAAGATATGGGCGAAACGCTACTCAAGGAAACCAAGAAGAGTCTTGGCATTGCATCGCCTTCCCGCGAATTCAAGAAGATTGGCGAAAACGTTGGAAAAGGCTTTGAGCTTGGCGCTGTTGGGTCCATGGATAAAGCCTTTGACGCGCTTGAGCGAAAACTTCAAGAAAGGCTTAAGAGGCTGCAGTCAATCCTTAGTCTTGCACCTTCTCGTCGAAGCGCTTTCCCTTTTGTTGCCACAGGGGGAGCCCTTGAGTCGGGCCCTATTGCGAGAGAAATTGACCAAGCCTATGCACAGATTGCCAAAATTCAAGAGCGCCGCCAAGGGCGATTAACAGCAGAGCGTGGAAGCTTGGCTCAGATAGCAGGGCGACTTTTGCCCCCCGCTCGCGACAGGTCGTTGCCCGCTGCTCGTGAAACTATTTTCCCTGGCGGCGGAGCTTTAGATCAAGTTACACAAGGCTTTGTTCAGTCATTAAGAAACACTCGTGACACTCTTGCTCGTAACTTCTCGGCCAATACTTATCTGCCAAGAGCCACTCGTGCATTAGCTACGTCCATGGACGTAGCTACGAAACAATTGAGTGGCACAAAAATCGCTGGGTTGCTTCCATCCAAAGAAATGATGGAGCCTTTACGTTTCCAAAGAGCGCAACAAAAAGCTGCTCAGATTGATGCAGAAAATATAGCAAGGGCACAAGCGGAACAGGCGCTAAATCAGCAAAATCTGCGCGGGATGTTCCAAGGAGTGCCACGTATCAATGCGCCAAGAGTTGGACAGGAAGAGACCCCGATAGGAAGGCACATACAAAACAAAATTGAACAGGCAATACAAAATGCTCGTCAAACACTAGGTCTTCCTCTCGGTCCTTCTTCTACTTTTGTACCCAGCCCCTTTGCTGGTGCCGCTACGGTTCCGCCTCGGCAATTTTTTCAACCAACAATGCAAGCTGCGTTGCCACCAGCGGGAGGAACGGGACCAATTGCCGCAGCTCAGCGGAATATTGCAGAGATGCAAAAAAACAATGATCGGATGCTGGCGAGCACTAATAGAGCCATAGCGACTATTGACAGAATCATTGAAGCGGGTCGTAGTATAACTGGCAATGCTCCTTCTGCTCCTTCATCGCAAAGTGGATTTGCTGCTTGGTCCCAGCAAATGACCGCTAAATATGGCGGTGGCAATGTCCCTCCCGTTCCCCCTGTTCCTCCCGGAGGAGGCGGAGGCGGTGGCGGAGGCATGAGTGGATTTGGCGGCTTTGGTCGTGCGCTTGGCGGCGTTCCAAATCTTCCTGGTGCTGGCACTATTCGCGAGCTTGGCAGTGAATTTAGCTTTGCGACTAAACAAGTGTTGCTGTTTGGTCAAGCATATAAGCTTTTGGCTTTTATTCAAGATTTTCCTGGTCAAGTTTCAAGCGCCGTTTCACAGTTGCAAAGCTTTAGAAACACCTTGCTAAGCGTTACTGGTAGTGCTGGCGCTGCCGCCGACGCGAACGAATTCATTCTGGCCGCTGTCGAAAAATACAGCATTCCATTGCAATCTGCTCGTGATGGCTTTGCAAAATTGTTTGCTTCCATGGAGCCCGCTGGTTTTGCTGCTGGTGAAATTCAAAACCTTTTCCTGGGAGTTAGCAAGGCTGCTGCTACTTACGGCTTAAGTGCCGACAAGGTGGATCGCGTGAATTACGCTTTTGCTCAGATGGCCAGCAAAGGTCAAGTGATGAGCGAAGAACTGAAAGGGCAGTTGGGCGATGTGCTGCCTGGTGCTATGGGTATTTTTGCTGAGGCGGCTGGATTTAAAGGGCCAGATGCTATTCAGAAATTTAGCAAAGCCTTGGAAGATGGCGTGTATAAAGGTGGCAAGATGCGCGAACTGTTGCGCAATGTTGGCGATGAAATGAACAGGGAATTTGGCCCAGGAGCAGAAGGCGCGGCCAAGACTTTCCAGGGCGCCATTAACCGCATGCAAACGGCGACTACAAAGCTATACGAGAGCTTTGAGCCTGCTGCGATTGGCATCATGAATGCAGTAATGGTGCCATTTGTTCAGACGCTAAAAACCGCCACTGATGGTATTAATGCTTATTTCAGTGGGCAGCAAGCTGCCACACCGGCAGCTCAAGAATTTGCGAATGTCCTAAAAACATTGGCACCTACGTTGGTTGGCATTGGTGAGAATCTTAAGTATGTATTCCAGCAAGTAGCAGTATTAATCCAAGGTTTTGGCTCTTTTGCGTTGCAAATTGGAAGACTTCTCGCTCTTCCCATTGTTCGTTATCTTGCTGGCGCTTATGTGCAAACGCTTCTTTTGACAACAGCATTTAAGGCGCTTGCTACAAGTGGCCTTGGTGCCGCTCTTGTCGCAATTGGTCGATTTATTGCGCAGGGAGTTGTATATGCACAAGTAACACTTGGAATGCGAGTGGCCACTCAGCAAACGACAGTCGCTATGTATCAATTTGGCACTGCAGTGCAAACAGTAATGATCAAGAGCGTTATTGGCATTGCGCTAGTTGCCATTGGCGCTCTTATCTCTAGGCTTGTTGAGCTTCAAAATGCGATGGCGTCCGTATCGGGACAAAGTAAAGCCATGGGAGACGCCGCCAAGGCGTCCGCAAAACTTGGAGATGTAGCTGGAGTGAAGGAAGCAATCGGAAATATGGAAGATAGAGTTCAAACCTATCAACGCATTAAGGGTGAACTTGATAAAACAATTAAAAAAGACGCTGCCGGTAGTAGTTTTTACAGAGAAATCCCTACTGCGCTAGCGAAGGACTTGATGTCGCTCGGGTTGATAGTAGAAAGTTCAATGAAGAAAGTAGGAGCTGGTTATAAAGTAAAAATAGGAGATTTGCGAGATGCTTATGGCTTGGCTGCAAAAAATGTTTCCGAATTTAATGGGGAAATCAATAAATCGCAAAACTTAGTTGGAAAAGCTGAACAGCAGCAAAGAAAACTCAAGGAGCAAGGTGGACTTGGATTGGAACCAAAAGACGATAAAGCATTGAAGGGAGCGGATAAGCTCGCTAATCAACAACAACAACTTGCCATTGATGCTGCCAATAGGCAAAATGCTTTAGACAATGCACGCTTTGATCATCTTTTAAAGATGAGCGAAAATGAATTTGAACAATGGAAATCCTTGCAAGACGCAAAATACGATTACGAACTGGCTGGACTAAATTCCATTGAAGCGCGGCAGCTTAAATTTCAAAAAGATTTACAACAAATTGAGATTAATCGCATTGAGGCGGTAAGAAAGGCTGCGCAAGCGGTAGCTCAAGCTCAGCAAGAAGTAATTACAACTCAACGTACTGCTGCGGCCGCCGGAGGAACTACTGGTCTTTTCCAGGGTAGTACTGGCATTTCTAGCGGTCCGCATTTTGACGTAAGAAGGGCAAATGGTGGTGCAATTAGTGAAACAGAGGCTCGTGCTCTGTTCTCCGAAGAAGTGCGTCGTACATTAACGATGACTAGCCCCTATGGACCAAGAGTGGCTCCAGTGCCTGGAGCTAGCACTTTCCATCAAGGCGTTGATCTTGCTGGCCCCGCCAACACCCCCCTGAATCTTGCCCCCGGCTATTCGCTTCAAGGCGTAGCACAGGAAGGCGGCCTTGGTTACACAGCGCGTGTATCTGGCCCAACAGGGGAAATGTATAAAGTGGGACATATACAACCGCCAGGCGCTTCTTATACGCGCCAGCGTCGCTCTGAAAAGGCTGGTGGCAAAGAGGAAGAGGCGCAACTCCAGGCAAGTTTAAGAACCACTGAAATGCTTACCATCGCTCAAGATGGCTATACGCTTGCACTTGCCAAAACCGATGCTTTAATTAAGCAAAATATTACGACAATTTTCCCTGTAGCTGAGTTGCAGCTAGAAACTTCTTTGCTGAAAATGCGCAATCAGCTACAAATGCAGGGAATGCCTTCTGAATATATTAAATACATGGAGGAATCCTTTAAGGCGGAATACGAGGCCAACGAAGCCAAGAAGACACACAATGTCACCATTGACGAATATAAAAATAAAATCAAAGACTTGCAAGATAAGCAAGCAAAAGGAACCAAGTTAACCGCCGAAGAAGCTGCCTATTTGAAATACGCAGAAGAGCAAATCAAGAAAAATAAAGATGCATTGGCGACATTAACAGAGCAACAAAAAGCTTATCAAATTGCACAGCTTGAGAGCGCCATCGCAACGATGAAAAACGCTGATGCGCTTAAGGCATTGGAAGAAGTTTCAGGGCGAATTAATCAAGCTGTAGAAGGCGTCACTGGGACTTACAAGGATATGTTTAAAGAAATTGCCAAGGGAGGCGATTCAGTGGAAGCGCTTAAAAAAGCGCAAGAAGCTTTGGCCGATCAAGCTTTGACAATGTTCTTTGACTTTGCAATGCAGCCAGTCGAGAAGTTCTTTAAGGACCAATTAGGGGCAATTTTTGGTGTGCCAGATGAAGAAGCGAAGCGGCAAGAGCAACTTACCGCCATGGAGAAGCAGCTTGCGGAATTAAAGATCGCACGTGAAACTCAACAAAGAATTGATAAAAACGTTGAAAAAGTAGCGAATGGTGGCGGTCCAGGCGCGCAGCAAGGCACGTCAGCTCCAGGCATAGGCGGGATTATGGCCCCAGGAGGCATTGGCGACTACGCGGCGGGAGCTGTCACTCAATTACCAGAAGCATTGGGCTCTCTTACTGAAAGTGCCAATGCCTATTCGGAGGAGCTTGGCAAGGTTGATGCCTCGGTCTGGGGAAGCGCTATGAGTCTTGGTCAGGCAGGTGAACAGATGGGTCCCAATGGAGCGGCTGGTAAAACATGGCAACAAAGTTTGGGCAGCGTAGTGAGTGGCATTGGTATGGCGGCAGGAAGCATTATGGGCATCATGGCTGGTATCAATCAAGTGAAGGAGGGTGGCACTTCTAATGTGCTTGGCGGCATTGGCTCTATCATGACCAGCGTTGGAGGCTTACTAGGCGGATTCTCTGGAATGTTCGGAGGCGGGGGCGCCGGACAATTTGGTACGAGCAGCTCATTTAATGGCACTGCCGATGCACTAGGAGCCGCCCCATTCGCCCCTAAAATTGGTGCTGTGTTTGCTAACGGAGGCATTGCTCGTGGTGGCTTTCGTGCTTTCGCCAATGGTGGCGTAGTGAACGGCCCCACTCTTGGCCTTATGGGCGAGGGGCGTTACAACGAAGCCATTGTTCCTCTTCCCGATGGCAAGAGCATTCCCGTGCAAATGCGTAGTCAGTCTTCTCGCGATCTACTCGCGGGCAATGCCCGCCAACAATCATCTTCTCCCGTGCTTTCCATGAGCTTCCAAACCACTAAATTTGGCGACAGGGAATACGTGGATGTGGCACAGCTTCAAGCGGCAATGGCTGAAACCCGTAAAATGGCTGCTCGTGACGGTGCCAATCGTGGAGCTTCGCTAGCCTTAGACAAGCTTCAGAATTCTCCTTCTGCTCGTCGTAAAGTGGGCATGCGTTAATTATGGCAGACTTTCCTTCTAACGTTTCTCCCGCTCGTAAAGTGGATGATATCAAGGCGAATGATGCCATTCGCCCCACGTCTCGTCGTTTTACGATGGGCATCTATCCAGTGAAAGCTTATACAAGCTTGTCTGGTAAGACTGTTCGCAGAAGTTTTGGCAATAAAGCATCGGGCTATACGCTTGAACTAACGTTTGAAAACGTGGATGAAGGTGTGCTTAATACTATTTTTGATCACTACCATGGTCAATATGGCTCCACCGAAGGATTTCGCATACCAAGGGAATTGTTTTCTGGTTACAAAAAAGATGCAACGTTCGATAACTTTCGCACTATTCCTAATGTGAGATGGTTTTACGCTGATTCCCCGCAAGTAGAAAGCACAGTGTTAGCACTAAGCACTATTTCTATTACTTTCATTGGAGACTTGGTATGACGACCATTCGCGCGGCTCAATTTTTTGAGCTAATTATGTACGATAGCGATGGCAATAAGACCAGTACAAACTACTATCAGAACTATTTTATTGGTGAAACGAAGCAAGTTCCAGGAAGTAATGTAAGGTATACTTTTGCTCCATTTCGCATTGAAGGAACTGTAGCCAATCTTGGCGGAGATAATGCAATGATGCAGCTTTTGCTACCAAATGATGCATTTGCTATGCGCATTGTGGAGCAAGGCAATGGAAACAGGCTAAGTCGTCTTACCTTAACCACTTACTGGCTCAACGCTATTAATGCGTTCACAGGCGCATCATATAGGGAGCAGTATATTGGCATTGGCTCTGCTTTTTCGGACACCACCATTGAACTGCGATTTAGAAGTTCAATGGATAGCGTGGGAGGACAGTTTCCTCGTGCTACGTTCTCCCGCAGCTTAGTTGGACCATTGCCGACAAGTGCAGAAATTTCACTGCGATGAGCTTTGTTTGTTTCAATGATTTAATTGGTCTTCCGTATCAATGGAGGAAGAAGCCTGATGAAGGGGCCACTGATTGTTTACAGCTAATGAGCGAAGCAAGAAGAAGGCTTGGTCTTTATGACTATTCGCAAGATTTCGAATGGATATACGAGAAATGGGAAGAAGAGAAATTTCCTGGTGCAATGATTGCAAGATGGATGAAAGAAAATGCAGATCAGTGCAATGCTCGCGTTGGGGCAATGGGCTATTTATGTGGCAACACTGGAGGACTGGCCTTGGGCACAGTTATTGATGATGATGGTTTTCTTTTCATCTCAGCAGGGGAGAAAGTTGTAAGGGCGAAGTTGTATAATTTGCCTAGAATACGTCTTTATTGGGGCAAGAAGGATGGCGGGGAATAGTTCTAATGATCGCCCGCTGCTTCCTTATGAACATGGTTTAATTGAAGCGCTTGGTGTAACGAAGCAAGAATATCTGGATTTTGTTT